TATACGGATTATATAGAAACGAGAACGCTTGCGGCAGCAGCTTATTTCCTTTTTGGCGCCGATGAAGTTGCAAGCGTAGCGACTGTATCCGGTAACGTAACAGGCTCAGTCGGTGAGGTTTTAACCATGAACTCTGCCGCTGTAGATGAGATATGGGCTAAGAATCTGGGTACTTTAACGGCAGGGCAGCCACCATCAAGCCCAACGGCACTGCAAGCCTCGATATATTTGTATTATGAGATGTTCTTTGCTAAACATGAACAGACTGCCATACTTGATACAGTATTCAACCACACTGATACGCCTATATATGACAGGGTGATTGGTAATGCTGCGGGAACAACAACGAAAGCTCAAGTAGGAACAGTGCCGTAATGAAGAAAGTAATTACCATAGTATTGTTTTTGATCTTATTGGTTGCGCCGATATCCAATGCGTCTCTTGACACTGAGCCGGAGCGACGGGCAGCACTAAAACTGTTCCAAGTTGGTGCAGTAGACATAAAAAGCAGATTTACATTCTTACGATTGTATATCACTGACACGGACGACGCCCAACCATTGCCGGAAGATGACGAAGCCGAAGCAGACAGGCTCGATAAGCGAAGAAGATACAATGAAGCAAACAGGTATTAGGGCGCAAACGACAGATAAAACTATAAATGGTTTGCGCCCTATCTTACAAGACAAATTCTACTTCATACCCCAGCGCTTTAATATTCCTGATATCGAACTCGGAAAAGGTTTTCAGGGGCCTAGTTCTAGCCCGTGAAATAAGAGTCAGGAACAATTTCGCTCTATCACATACTGGATAGATATAATTTGTACCGTATTTATTGATGTATTTAACTTCAATCTTCATGGTGTTCCTCTATTTCTTTGGTTATGTCTTCTAACGTATCTGTCAAAGTTGACATCGCTTCAGCAAGCAAGAGTTTCATAAAACAGTTTACAATACCTTTGGTGGGCGGGACAGAAAGCAGGGAATGATTGTCTGGTAAAGAAGCAAGCACAAATCCTGCGAAGACATCGGTATTGCGAGAATCTCCAAGAGGAAGCGAAGCATGAGTATTAGCAGTTGCGGCTATAAACGCTCTCATAAGATGTTCTTTTTGTTTAGTCATATTCATTCTCCAAACTGTTTAGTATAACCATTTATAGTAGTAGCCTTGACACAGGCCCATATTATTCTAAGTAGTCTTAGCATTGGCAGGTTCCTTAAAAGCAGAATTGAAAATCCAGACGTAATAAACTTTGGGTTTCTTTAAAAAAGCACGGAGAAAACTGTCAAGGGTTTTTACTCCCTCGTCAATGAACCAAGGATCAATATTGACTTGTCGCCATACCTCAAGCATAGGGCGCAAATCCTCCGGTTCTTTGATTTCGATAGCTTCGTCTGAATGACGATCTTCGCTTAACCAGATAGCATCTTTCTTGTTTTCTCGGTTTTTGAATACTGGCATCATTCACCTGCTTTCACTTTTCTTGATAGCGGCTTCGAGCATTTTAATCTTAGCGTTTCGCCCGATAGATGGCCGATGGCAAACTTCGAGGAAATGTTTGGTTCTCTTGCACGCTTCCAGTAAATCAGCGTGACAGTTGCAGGCTTTGACGATGAGCTCGGCACGCTCTATATGATTCCCGCCACGAGGATAGACGATAATATCACCTTCGTTGTTGGCAATAAAGCCACCAGCCTGTGCATGAAAAGGTAGCTTGAGGTTTTTTGTGTGTTTACTCATAATCATACTCCTAAAATAAGTCCAAAGATTATTAATGCTAAGCACGAATTCCAAAGGATAAGCCAGATAATCCGGGCTATTTTGGTTAGATCGGGCCGTGAAAGTAAAAGATCAACCTGCAAAAACAAGCCAAATAAAACAATAAGCACAATGGCGAGCATTTTTAGCATTTTAAGCTCCAAAAACAAATTAACATACCTGCCAATACGCAGAGCAGGCTTAATCCGAATTTGATTAGTAGTTTCATAGGTTTACCCATTGGATAGACATTGCTTCTGCAATTCCAGGAAAGGTACGGCTACGGATTTTCCAGCGTTCTTCGCTGCGGGGAAGCAACATAAGCGGGGAATACGCTCTTTTGGCGAGAGTAGTATGCACTCCGCCATGTTTATTGCCTCTTGGATCAACGTAAACCATGCCTCTATCAACAATATTTGTCGGCTTGAGGGGTGGTAAGCCTATAAGCCATAAGCCTGTTTTCTTTTGGACAGAATCCCCAAACCAGAAAGGCTGAATATATTGATCCGGGCCTCGATAGACAGAAGAAAGAATACCGACTGGATTTTCGACAGCAATTTTATCGATAGGAGCTTTCATAAGGTTAATAAAAAAGTCTATCGCAGCTGCCTGTCTACCATCTGCCTGTTTTTCCTTCCACCACCTCGCACCCGATACAGCCAAATGAGTACAGGGTGGGTGTGCAATCATTAAATCCCATCCATCGGCCAGAATTTTTAGTACATCGCCCTGAATATGAGGCCCTTCCCGCTCCGTAGGCAACAAATCACACGATACAGCATCATGCCCGCGAGCAATAAAAGCGTCACGGACGATACCTGAGAACTCACACGCCACTAATACCCGCATAATATGCCTTCGCTTTCTTTACGCCTGCATCGGCAACATTAGATAATTCCTGCCCGTCAATACCAAATAAGGCAGATACGGTTTGGCCGATAGTGGTAGAATCGACACCATCAAGATACATTTCACAATAATAATCGATAGCTTTCATGTCAATTTCTCCAATAATTCCCGCCCCTATAGAGGAAGCGGACGGGATGAGGGATAAGCTAGTTAGGTTTCCTTGACGGCTGGTAATCACCCCAGAACCAATCTGAGGTAGTTTCAAGCGTACCGAAGTAATGGCCGCGATGTATAACGCCATAGGCTTTTATACCGAATATTTCGCCCGTGTCATTGACTACCATAAACTTTCCGCTTGTGTCAAGATCAACCTTTGTGTACTTCTTACCCGGCCTGATATGAACAGTAGTAGCTTTTTCGAGCATGTTTGGCGGGTAGTTTTCATAATCCTTTTCGAATCTTTCGACTGTATCATTATGTACCAGTTCTGCAAATTCTTGAATAGTCATAATTACACCTCCCCATTAGCAACACATTCACGTTTCAAGCCATCGGAAACCGTCCAGATTATAGGATAGTTGCGCTCTCGCTCGAATTTACCATAGACATTATCCCGAGTATAGCCCCGTATCCAGCGAGCTTTAATCATAGCGGCTAATGCGGTTTGGCGGTATTGTTCATCATATCCATAGGTAAATGGGCAGGAAAGGATTTTGTTATCGCGGTGGCGAATAACACGGACGGAATGATAAGTGTTTCCATTGACTTTATCAAACCATTTAATGACGATTGCTGTGTACTTTTTCATGTCTCATCCCTTAAATAAAACTTGACTTATGCCCATTATACGTTATAATTAGGCTGTTCTTTTAAATAACAGGTGTTATCGATTGTTCTGTAATCCTTACAATATCACGCTTAATCACTTTATCAGTGGGCTTTTCAATCTGTTCACACAAAGCTACGCGATAGCCTGCCTGAATAAGCTTTTTAAGATATCCATCGATTGAGTGGTAGGGAATACCGGCTATTTGGATGTTATCTCGGTGCGTAATAGTTAAACCGCAAACCTCACTGGCAATAACGGCGTCATTATTGAAAGTTTCAAAAAAATCACCGACGCGCATGAAAACAAGAGCATTGCGAGACTTGCCTTTAAAATGTATGTATTGCTTGATTAACTGATTCATAATTCCACCTCATAAAGTTAATAAAACATTTAAGCAGCCCTTGCGCACAAGAGCCGGTTAAAGGTTTAGGCAGTACGTTTCTTGAGGTGTTCAGCGTATCCTGTAGAGCGGGGCGAAAAGCCCTCTCCTTCTGGTAATTCAAGAAAACAAGCCTTTAAGCCTTGCAGATCATGTTGAAGTTGACAGACAATATATCCGGCTTCTTGTTGCCAGATAGGGCCGTGGTTCTCAAAATAATGTATCATTGCCGACATATCTGCAACCTGAGAGTCGGACATTTTCGACAGCGTAATATCGCAGTCAAGTCTATCCAGTGTGAGTCCTGCCAATTGATACAATTCTGCAATCTTGTGTGATAGTTCCATAAAGTTCATTTCTTATCCTCTCAAAATAACATTAACCTTATCACTACATAGTATATAGTACGTAGAGCAAGAAGCAAGGGAAAAATAAAATAAATATGACAAGAAGCTTGACAGCGCATACGCAATCGGTTATAATACACAGGAAATCAAGATTATGTGTTTAAACTATTTTGTGGAGCGCATACGATTATGGCTACGATTACAGTGTCAGACAGAATAAGCCAGCAACAGGATAATCACCCGTGGGCAAGGTTCAGAGCCAATACAATTGCAACATCACCACCAATCAAAAAGAAAACCTTACTTCAAAAAGTGCGAGGGTGGACACCAGAAAGGATGATACCGGTATAATGGACAAAGAACAAGAAGCCCTCAGACAGTCAATAATCAAACATACCAGCGACGTACAAAAAGATGTAATGCTGATAAAGACAAAGGCAGAGAATGAAAACCTCAAAGACTTAGCAATTCACTTAATGGACGCAGTTAAGCAATTTATGGAGATAGTATAATCGGTAGACTCAGGCTAATATATCCAATAAAAGCGGACAGAGTAACAAAAAGGCCCCAAAAGAGCACGAGAAAACAAATCAGGCAATTAGCAGAGGATATAAGCAAGGTAACAATAAAGGAAAAAGCCTTTTCAGGGCCATTAACCAAAGATATGTTAAATAAATGTGTATCGGGGTTAGAATAGGACAATCACAAAGACAAACCAGAGTAGAGGTTACTGTAGTTAAGCCAACAACAAAGAAAGCATCAACACGAGACAAACTACAATTAGCTGTAGATAAGTATGTAACAGGGGTTTATGTAGACTTAACGCCAGGGTATTGCTGGACAAGAGCATTAAAGGATGCAGGCTATTCCCCAAAGTACGCTGATGCATTCTGTACAAAGATATGGCAAAGAGCCGAAAACATGCTGGCAGAAGCTAAACAAAGGCTGATTGAACAGCAAAAATGGGATTTAGAGTACATAGACGCACAGTATAGGAAACTATTGGACACTTGTTTAAGCACGGAAGTCAACGATAGAACAAACGCAAAAGGGTGTTTAGATTCAATGGCAAGAAGAAAAGGCGGTTTTACTGACAATATAAACGATAATCGAGAAGAAATAAGCAAGCTATCAGAAGCTGATTTAAGCGTATTAAGCGAACATGCAAGCGAGATCAAGCTTAAACTGGCTGAATAAGGCCGTAGGATTGGATTCTAAGCGTTAAAACGATAATTAGGTACATTGGCAGGGGTTAAATTAAAAGGGATTAGAATGGCAAAGACAGCAGCAGAGCGAGCAAAGGCGTATCGTGACGGTAAGAGAGAGCGTGACGCGCAAAACGTGACGAAACGTGACGCCGTGACGGCCGAAAGCGTGACGAATACCGAGCGTGACGCAAGCACAATGGAGAGCGTGACGGCTTTGCACCGAGCCATAGCAGCAACAGACAACTTCCATATCAATCCCGAAGCCCCGGCCGACTGGCTTGACAGGATCAGCTCATTACCTGTCGGGGTAGTCAAGCCTACACAATCAGCAACGGGCATACTCCATTGCTTGACTAACCAACAGTTGCAATCGTCCCTGCCAAGGACTGAATGGCAACATACACAAGCCTATGCCGAGGTTGTCTATCGCTTACTGTACTGGGCAAAGGATAAGCTGGACTTCATACCATGTTGGAGAGAAGCAATGCCCGATCCTAAACAAGAGGCAATACCATGTTGAACCGAAATAAACCACAGGGCAAGGGGGGCATCGGGGAAGGGGGCCGAGCTTGTCATGTTCAATAGTCCCTATCGAAGTTTTTATGGAAGATGTCAATTCAAGACGCGAGGTATAGCCAATGGCAACAGGAATGAATAAGCCTTATATCAAATTAAGTTTCAAGAAATGGTGGATGTATTTATCTCCATCTTGCCGCAGGTGGCTCAGGGAGTGTGAGAGAGAGATTAACAAGAATTACGAATTTTCAAGATTCACTTAATTATGGACACGAGACAGATACATCCTGAAATAAAGAAACGCCTTAACAGGGATTGGATAGCTTTGAAGGCTCATAGCCGCAGGCGGTTGGGATTGAAGCCGAAGAAAGCTTTTCCTATATTTGTGGAGAGTAAATGAACGGCGTAAGTAAAAAGCTATTCATAACTGTAGTAGCTATTCAGGCTGTTGTAGGTTTGAGTGACGGTGCCGATGATAAGTGGCCTTACGCTCTTGTGATTGGTGGTATTTTTTTTATATATAAGATAACTCAGGGTTTTTTGGACTGGAAACATGATAGAGCCATTGCCGAGTCTTAAAATTGAAGATATTACGTTTGAGAAAATTATTGATAATCGCGACAAAATTAACGAGATAGTTGCTATGTTTAATGCTGTTGTGATTGGGAATTTAGCTGGAGATAAGGATGCCTCGCCCGATAGATAAAGTTTGCAGTGACTGTCTTGTATACGAAAATATAGACGGCACTAAAGGACATTGTAAGAAACATGAAGCCCATCGTACTATGCAACAATCGAGTACAGGCGTTGAAAGTAAGACTGAGCCGATCAATGGCTGGCCTGTAATCAATGCCGCTGAAGGAGCATGTGCGGATTTTGAATAACGAGACTAAAAAACTTTTACAGAGTGACGCTTTACTCTGGGCGCATGTTAAGGAGATCAATCTCCGTGACGGGATAAAGTTCTCTTTAAAGGGCCGTCCTTATCTGGCTGATTTATCCGCTATGAAGAAAAGGATTGTCAATGTCAAGAAAGGTACCCAGATTGGCGCTACTACTTCCATGTACCTTGAGAAAGTTCATGCCTGTCTGTATAGAAAGTTCGATCAGAATATAATCTATATGATGCCTACCGTTAAGGCTGTGGAACAACTGGCTAAAGTAGCTTTCGATCCCATTTTTGAATACAACCTGTGGTTGAAGAAACACGTCGGAACCAACACTGCCAGTCAGAAAGAGATAAACGGCAGGAGTATAGTCTTTGTCGGTGCCCAGCCCCAGAAAATAAGCGGTACTACTAAAGATTCCACTAACCTTCGTTCGATTGCCTGTGACGAAGTTGACAGGGACGAGATTGATCTTATGGATATGGACATGGTAAATATGTCCAAACAGAGACTTAATAATTCAAGGTTCAGGAGAGAGCGGAATTTCGGTTCGCCTACTTTCCCCGGTTACGGTATCGATCAATTATACGAGGATTCCGATCAGGGTAAATGGCAGATTAAATGTGAGTCGTGCGGTAAGTACACTTGCCTGGCAGAGTCGTTTCCCGATTCCATTATCCTGGTAGGTGGTACATGGATAAGATCCTGTGTCCATTGCCAGAAGGAAATTTTCGTAATAAACGGCCATTGGGAACCCGAGTACCCTGACAGGCGCGAAGCAGGTTTATGGATGTCGGGTTTAATCTCTCCTATGGCCGATTTAGAAGAGTACATGCACCGCTACCATCACTCAGAAGGCTCCAGATTGAGCGAGTTCATGCGATCTATTCTTGGTATCGCTACTACCGAGGCGGAGAACCAACTGTCCCAACAGGACGTATACGACGCCTGCACGCATAGTGCAATGCAGATGTATTCCTCTGTCGAGACGGTAATGGGAGTAGATGTGGGGAAACATGCACTTCATTGTGTCACAGGGGTAAAGGTTGGCAGGGAGTCGTATGAAGTTCTGAATATGTCGAGAATCAAAGATTTTGCAGAACTTCACGATTTAGCTAAGAAAATGAATACCAGATTCATGGTAATCGATTCCATGCCCGATACTCACGCTGCGAGAAGTTTTCAAAAGGCCGAACCGTATACCGTTTTCCTCTGTCAGTATGTAGAGTCAATGGCAGGCCGTCCTAACTGGGACAGGAAAACCGGAGTAATCAAATGCAATAGAAACGAATGGTGCGACAGGGTACATGAAGTATTTGCAAAGAAACAAATAAGAGTACCTAGAATTTCTCAGGAAATCGAAGAGTACGCTCTGGAAATGACTAAAACTGCCAAGACAGTAATCGAACACCCTGAAACGGGAATTAAGAAACCTCGCTGGATTAAACTGAGTGGCGGTGAAGATCATTACTATCATTCGACTCTTTATATGTTACTAGCGGCATCGAGGACTATGGCGCAACGACTTGGAACAGATCAGGTAAAAAGGTTTACAACGCAGAAAAGTAATTTCTGCTTAAAATAGAGCAATTTCTGCTTACATTAACTTGGCGCAAAAGCGCCTGTGAATGTCCCTAGAGGACAATTACTATTAGACTCGCGAGAGTCGAAAGGAGTTTTAAAATGGCACATTTTTTCGCAGATGGTTCAAGAGCTAGAAAGAGTACGTTAGATCCTGATGCAATCAAAGGAGCAAGCAGGGCAGTAAAGTCAGGGGCAGGCCTTAGTCCGTTCTGGAACGATTGCCCGGCAATTATGACAAACCCCGGTGCGGGATATGGATTGTACGACGACTTTAACGATATTGGGCTTATCGGCACAATCACGACGATCATAACCGATGCGGCCCTTGGCAGGTACCTGGTATTCGGCGGAGCCGGTTCTACGATAGTTCCCGACGCTGCACTGGGCGGAGGTATCGTTCTGGGCCTTACCGATATAGATCAGGCTACTTCTATCACTACCAAACAACTTCCATACCAGATCACTTCCGGTGCAGGTTCGTTCTGGATGGAAACAAGGATTAAGAGTTCTACGATTACTACCGCTGAGCAGGCTTTCTTCCTTGGACTGATGGACGCTACACCGCAGACAGCGGCAGTTCCGTTAACCGCAGATGGCGCAATAGCAAATATCAATTGCGTAGGCTTTCACAAACCGCAGGCTAATCTGGCTCTGTTCGATACGAGTTATAAAGCAAACGATGTAACAGCGGTTGAAGTAAACTCTAACGTGGGAACGCTGGAAGTCGATACCTATATAAAGCTGGGTATGAAATTCGATACCAGAAATAACGTATTGTCATTTTATATCAACGGTGCTACGCAGGCCGGAAGTAAGACTATCCCCGACGCTACCGGGACGGATTTCCCTGCCGATGTTCTTATGGCTCCGGTAATGGCTATTCTTGCTGCTACCGACGATGCGGAAACATTAACAGTCGATTGGTGGAAGTTCTATCAGGCGAGATAACCATGTCTAATATATTTGCAGAGTCAGGCGACATACTGGAAGATATCACGGGTAAGACTGCTTTTAAGATAGTCAACCCTATAGAGGCTAAAGCCAAGAGAAAACGCGACGAGGCGACTAAGAAGGAAAGAGCAAGACTTGCTGCTTTTCAGAAATCTCAGGAACCGCCTGAAAGTGTTAAGACTATCAGGGAAGATGCCGCTGCTGCAAAAAGACGCAAGGGCAGAAGTCTACAGGGAACAGGCAGGCAGTCTACTATTCTTACAGGTGTTCAGACGGCATTAAAAGCGAGATTAGGACAGTGAATGCGACACAACAATTACTTGACAGGTACCAGAAGGCTAAAACGAAGCGTGACGAAAGCGCGAACGTCCTTGAAGATATAGGACGATTCGTATGGCCCGCCTCTCAGGATATGTACAATGATATCAATCAGCCGGAGGGCCAGATTCGCACACAGCCTATTTACGATTCTACTGCGATCATGGCTGCACAGCGAATGGCCTCCGGCATATTCAGTTTTCTGATGCCGATAGGCGTTCAGTGGTTCCAGTTCGTTGCGCAAGACGCTGTAGACAAGGCAGATACGAATATTGAGACATGGCTTTCAATAGCTTCTCAAGCAGTCCAGTCGGAGATATGGCGAAGCAACTTTCAAAGGGAAATGTTCACTACGATAAGATCGATGACAGTTTTTGGAACAGGTTGTATCAGTGTCGAAATGGACTCCGATACCAAGGATATAGTTTTCAGGAATTATCATTACGGCGATATATTTTACGAAGAGAACCAGAAGAAAGTTCTCGACGTAGTGTTCAGGCGAATCAGGTATACCGTAAGACAGGCAGTACTGGAGTTTGGTTTAAGAAATGTAAGTAAACAAATTCGGGGCGATTACGATAAGGGTGAACTTGATAATAAGTATGAATTCGTTCACTGTGTATTCCCTAACGACGACAGGAAATCGGGAAAACTTGACGATAGCGGTAAGAAGTTCAAGTCGGTTTACATCGAGGTAATGGCAAAGAAACGTGTCAAGGTAAAGGGTTTTAATGAAATGCCTTATCTTGTCGGAAGGTTGGATATAGCGCCCAATGAGATTATTGGAAGGTGTCCGTCTTTCGATCTGCTTCCTGAGATAAAAATGCTCAACGATATGAAATTGACTTTTATCGAAGGTTCTGAAAACGCCATTTCACCGGCTATGTTGATGTGGGACGATTCGGTAGTAGGGCAACCAGTCACCGGGCCGAGAGGGATAATAAACCTCCGTCCAGATGCGCCTGCACCGGTGCCGTGGAACACCGGGTTTAACGCAGCCCTGAGTATGGAAGCTATTAAGGAAGAGCAGAGAATTGTCAAAGACGGTTATTTCAACGACTTATTCGACGCATTGGAAGATCAAAGGAATATGACTGCTACCGAAGCGGATATAAGACAGCAATCGAAATTAGTAATTCTGGCTCCGATGGTAAATGCTCTGCAAAGAGAATTATTCGATCCTCTCCTGGTGAGAGTGTTTAATTTAATGGTTGAAGAGAAGTCCAAACAATCTGTTCCTCTTGCACCGAAGGAGTTCGATTACGACGTAGTATACCAGGGAAGATTGGCGGTGGCAATGGCAACTCTTCAAGCTAATGCTACGGAAACCCATCTGGCTAAAATAATCCCATTAGAAGAGATATGGCCGGTTATCGACAATTACGATCTCGACGAAGCAGTACGGAGATCGGGTTTAAGTTCAGGTGTGCCCGGTGATCTTTTAAGAACAGTCGAAGAACGTGATGGAATAAGAAATAAAAGGGCACAGGATGCAGAGGCAGAACGACAGGTTCAACTTGCCGAAACTGCATCCAAGGCAATTAAAAATGTATCCGGGACAGTGGAACCGGACAGTATAGCGGGGTTGTTAAGTGGATAGAAAAGAAGTAAAAGACAATCAGTTGGCAGAGAGAGAAAAAGAAATCGATAAACTTGCGCAAAGGTATAAAACTCTTTTTGCGTCTGCTAACGGTAAAAAAGTTCTATGCGATATGGAAAGAGCATTTGGCGCTAACTATTCAAGTGTAAGACAGGAAAACTTCGATCCGAACAGGGTTTTGTTCTTTGAAGGGAAACGAAGTGCATTCTTATATATAAAACGGTTATTGGAAAGGGAAAAGAATGGTTGAGTTTGTGGACACGAGTGGTAATTTTGGCGATATGACAGGCGCGCCAGAGAGTATAAGCAGTCTTGTGGCATCGAAAGGTTTCAAATCCGTAGAGGATTTGGCTAACGGTTATAAAACTGAGGTAGCTTTTAAGGGAACTTTTGCTGAAAAGTTGAATATCCCGACGGAAATCACTGATGAAATGACTGCTGAAATGAGGACGAGGATGGGCGTTCCTTCAGAAATAACCGGATATGACTTAGGTGAATCCGGCGGAACTATGAAACCGGAAGCACTTGAAGCGATTAAGAAGATGGCACTGGAACAGGGGATGACTTCAACCCAGATAAAAGCGGGAGTGGAGTTAATAAACGAAATAGGTAACGCGCAACAGCAGGAAGTCCTCGATATCGCTCTAAAATCAGAAGAGGAAATGAAAGCGGAAATGGGCGATAAGTTCCAGCCCTATCTCGATGGTGCTATAAAGGCCGCTGAAAAGATAGGTATGCTGGATATTTTGAACGATACAGGTTTGATTGCCAGAAAAGACGTTCTGGAAAAACTTAATAATGTAAATAATCTAATCAGTGAGGATGTCCTGAAAACATCAACAACGGGTGATCCTCCACCGACTAAAGAGGAATTAAGAAAAAAACTTGAAGCCAATCCCGCACTTATGAACAGGATGGATCCCGATCATGCAAAAGTGGTCGAGGAATGGCTTGCTACAATGGCCGGATGACCGATAGGCCCGGTAATGATAGCAGGATGACCGAGAGGCCCTGAAAATAATGGTATTCCATTCGTCCACTAGACGTTAAATACAGGTAGGCCCGCAAGGACGACCTAGCCGCTGAATTAGAATTTAATTAGGCTAGGAGTTTATCATGGCTGGGAATACCAACTCAGTTGACGGTTACACAGAAGCATTTTACAATGCTTACAAGATTGGTTACGAGGCCATTCTCCAGGAGAAGAAATTCTTCTGGGATGGTACAATGAGAATGGAACCGCTCGAAGGCGAAAACAAATCTTATGATTTTGTTGGGTCCATCGAGCTTACCGAGAAAAGCGAACGATTTGCAGATGTACCCATTGAGGATATGACTCATAATCGTAGATGGATTTCTCCAAGATACTTTGAAAAAGGTATTTACAGGGACGATCTCGATCAAATCGCTTTGCAATCCGATCCTACAAGTGCTTATATGGAGGCACTTATGAAGGGTTCTATCAGGACGATGAATGGTATTGGAACCGCAGCGTTCTTCGGTTCTGTCAGGGGCGGAATTAACCCCGGTGCCGACAGGGATGGCAACGCCATTACTTACACATTTACTAATACTGCGATTGACGGCACTACCGCTCTTAGTGGCGGAAGAACTATTCCCCATGACGCTGATAAGGTAGGTGCGGTAGGCGGCACAACTTCGGGGCTTACGATTCAGAAGATGATTATTGCAAGGACGGCACTGGTTCAATTGAATAACGATCCGGACGATATTTTCTATATCGCTGTCAGTCCAAAGCAAAAGGCCGATCTTCTTGAGGCCGCTGAAACGCAGTCGTCCGATACGAGTAACGTCAAGGCTCTTGTTGCAGGTGAAATTGATACCTATATGGGTTTCAGATTCATCGAGACAAACCAGATTACCCTCGGCACGAATAACGATATCAATTCGGATACAAATGTATACGAATGCCCAGTATGGACAAAAGAAGGAATGCTGATGGCTCGCCATTTGATGCCGCGATTCAGACTTGATTTTCTTCCTACTAAGCAGATATGGCAGATTTACGCCGTTATGGGTGCCAATGCCATTCGGATGGACGAGGATAAAGTTGTTAAAATCGAATGCGCCAACGTTTAAATGAAAGGACATTATTATGAGTGACGCAGGTACATTTACCAGTACAAAGCGTGTCGTAGAAGCCGCTCCAACTCTCGCAACTTATCTGGAAGCGTCTGGCTGGACTGGAAAGATACGCATGCTCAAAGATCAGGCCTTTTGGTCTGGTACGGATTTAGGTCAGAATAGCACGATGGCCTTTGGAATATTGCCAAAAGGTGCATTGCCTTTATTGACTATTATAGAGCCAATTGCATCTACAGGTGTGCCAACAGTAACTACAAACGCAATTACAGGGACAATCGGGTTTCTGGTTGGGGCTTCAGAGAGTGCCGATCTCAATGCGCTGGGGACGTTTACAACTCTGGCAGCAGTTGCAGCTCAGCTTATAACGCCGACACCGGACGGAACGGTATACGACGGCGTTACACCTCTAAACGAGGACAGGCAGATATCTGTTCTTCTCAGCGGTGCAATCGAAGGCGTAGCCGATGAAGGTATTAACCTGACGGTTCTTTATGCGGTTGAATAATTTATTGGGGCGGGTTTCGGCCCGCCCTGTTTTGAGGTTATCATGGCTTTGTCAGATGAAGAAGTTTTGTGGAATATATCTCTGGGTTATGTAGGCGAGTACCAGATAGAGGATACTGCCGACTCAAGATTATCCAAGCAATATGGCTTATGTAACAGGTTCTATCCTCTTGCAAGAGATACTATGCTAAAGAGGCATAATTGGGACGAAGCTATTGAGCGTGTGATTATAACACAGGATTCCACTAACCCGTTATTTGAATATGGCGCAAGATTCTCTGTTCCGTCCGATAGTTTAAGAATAGTGTCTGTTAGTGACAGGGACACATGGGGCAATCCCGGCAACGGTGATATTTTACCGTGGGAGGTATCCGGTGATTTTATTCTTACGAATTTAGTTGAAAGTGCGCCTTCATGGCAGACTGACAGGCGATATGTCGCAGGTCAATATGTAGTAGATACCATTCTTGCATGGATTACCGGTACGGCATATTTGATAAACCAGACTGTCAGCAGTGGTGGATCACAATATAAAGCAGCAGAAGCTCATACATCTGGTACGTTCGCTACGGACTTAGCGGCCGGAAAATGGACTTTAATAGAATCTACAACTAATTCAACTTATTTATGTAATACTACGCATACCTCCGCCAGTGGCACAAGGCCCAATACCCAGACTGATACGACTACATGGACTTCGCAGGGTGACGACTTAGGTATTCTCAATGTTACTTACGTTAAGCAATTAACGGATATTGACAAATTTACACCACTATTCAAAAATGTAGTGGCAATGCAGTTGGCGTCAATGATAATCACGTCTTTACATAACGATCCGAAAGCAAAAACAGCCCTGTTGAATGAAATAGAACAACTGCTCTTACCGCAGGCAAGGGCTATGGATGCGCAGCAGGGTAAACCGAAAAAGTTATTTTCCAGTAGATTCCGTCGATCAAGGTGGAGTGGCTGGGGATGGTTCTAGGAGAACAAAATGAAAAAACTAATTGTATCAATTGCGGCAATATTGTTAATTGCGTATTTCTGCATGGGAGCAGGTGAACTCAGGACGACTATGGGTTCCTACAGAACGATTCAAACAACTGTAGACGACGCCACCGAAACGTCACCGGCCACAACCGATTTTGCAATAAGATCGTCCGATCAAACCGCCGCATTTGATCTAATGAACATGGGTGGGGCGTCGGGGCAGACTTCTGCAAATGCGCTGGTTGTTATCGTATCGGCAGAAGCAGTAGAGAACGATACCTGCACGATAGAATATTGGGGTATAGCCGACGGTGGGCCACTGGAGAAGATTTGTACTATAAGTTACATTTTTGGTACCGCTGTGCGTTCGACGGGTATTCTATGGGCCGATACCGCAACTGTCACCGATAGTCATACATCAATTATAAAAGATGGCGGAGCTAATGATGACGATGTTGCCCGAACTCAATGGGATATGACAGGGTTCAGATACATAAGGCCCTATGTTACGGCGCAAAGCGGAGCGGAAGATATTACTATCGAGGCAAGATACTTTTAAATGCCAACGAAGCAGATTAAAAATTCGTTCAATTCGGGCGAACAGTCTGAATATCTGACAGGACGTACCGATCTCGCCAAGTATTTTACGGGTTGCTCCAAACTGATAAATGGAAATGTCCTGACATATGGCGGAGTCGAGAAACGCCCGGGCACAATTTATCGTGCTGACGCAAAAGCCGAATGCAGGGTAGTTGCATTTGAATTCTCTACAGATGATACTCATGTACTTGAATTTGGTGTCAATTACATGCGAGTATTCAAAGATGGTGTTCAGGCAGTGATTCCCGCTGCCGGGTTAGCTAACTGGGATACTGGCGGTGGTACGGAATATTCTATTAATGATATGGTGGAAGATACCGGAAGTGAAACAGGAAACTATTACTATTGCAACACAGCACATACGTCCAGTGCCGGTACCGATATTGACGATGCGGGCGATTTAGCAAATTGGACAGCAATGACAGCAAGCGGAACGGACTTGATTTACGAACTCTTCACTCCATTCGGTTCTATCGCAGAGATAAAAGCGTTCCATACAACCCAGTCTGCTGATGTGATGTATGTTGCCAGCGATGGTAGTCATCCTCAGAAGGTATCGAGATTCGGTGATACGGACTGGACTATTATAGATGTTCCATTTACAGGCGGGCCGTTTCTCGATGAAAATACCGACGATGATTTAACATTAACATTTACGCATGATGAAGTGGCTTTCGATTCCCCTCATTACCATCTGGTTGGCGCACAGGGAACTTTAATATCAACCGGACATACTCCGTTCCTTGCAGGGCATGTCGGTTCTATATGGCAACTGGCAAGTACGAGGACGGATGATGTGACAGTTACACAGGTTGTTGTAGGGACATCTCAAGGTATACCAATAAAAGGCACACTCTCCGTAGATGCCTCTGGTTTCCCTTCCGGTTCGCCATTTGCTACTTTGACATTACAAAGGAAAGAGGGTAACGGTGAATGGCAGGACTTTAGAGCGTTTACGTCAGCGGTTGCATATACAGCGGAAGAATTGTTTGACGATGTAAGTTACAGACTGGTATTGGCTGGTGCAGCTATATCATCTGCCGTATTAACTGCACAGGAACAAATTCAATTAGGCGCAGTTCATATAGATTCATTTACAAATACGAGTTCTGTCGAAGCGACAGTAACAAATGACGTTTATCATAGTCATTTAGACGCGGTTTCGTTTGTTGACGATCCCGGTACAATCAATTTTGGCGGTACCGGCGCGGGAGCGGGCGATGTAAGTATAGACCTGGTAACTCATGGTTTCACGACTGGAGATAGAGTATTTTTTTCCGGTATAACATTGTCCAATTACTTATTTCTTAATAACGACGGGACACAGGATATCACGTTTCTCGTGACTGTTACGGATGTCGATACGTTTACGGTAGATGATACCGATGGCCTTGGCGGTGATACGGTAGCGGCAGTGCAAGTGCTGAACGAGGGGAATGTGCAGGAATTGTCTTCCGTTACCACTACATCTATGTGGGCGGAAGGTTCATGGTCAAGTGTGAGAGGTTATCCGAGAACAGTTACTTTCCACGAAGACAGATCGTGGTGGGCTTCAACTACGAATAATCCCCAGACGATGTGGGCAAGCAAGACTTCCGAATATGAAAACTATCTTGCAGGTGTTTTTGCAAACGATGCTTTAATTTTTACTTTGAATGATAACGATGTTTCGCAGATTCAATGGCTGGCATCGAGGACTATGTTGTTGATAGGAACTGCAAGTAAGGAATATTCGTTAAGTGCAGCCGATCCCGATAATGCAATTATTCCCGACGACGTGAAAGTAAGAAACCAGTCTGCTTACGGAAGTTCCGGTATACAGCCGGTAATACTTAATGACGCTCTTTTTTATGTTCAAAGAGCAAAAAGAAGATTAAGGGGAATGCAGTTCGATTTACAGTCCGCTTCGTTAAGATCGTTCGATTCCAATAGATTGAATAATACAATTCTCGAATCGTCGCCAATCTATATAGCAGTACAGAAAACTACCGAAGGGGCGGTTTATCTTATAAGAACTGACGGTACTTTAGCTATGATGGTTTACGAACCACTGGAAGAGGTAACAGGTTGGGCGAGGCTGATAACAGGCACATTGAGTCAGGCAGGATTCTTTCCTGTAGACGGGTTCTTTGAGAGCGTGTGTGTTACAAGCGGTGACACTGAGGATGTGGTGACGTTTTCAATCCGAAGGACTATCGATAGTTCCACGGTGAGATATATCGAGGAATTTGCTATAAGAACTACTACGAGTATGGATGAGTCTATTTTAATGGATTCGTCTATCCAGGTAACATCCGGCAACGATCCTCAACAGATAGTATGTGCATCTGATACAATCAGGTGTAATTTTGGTTTATGTAATTCCGGCCCCTGTGGCGGGGTTCTGGTTTAAGGAGTGAATTATGACTGCATGGCCTGGAAATGGCGTAACGAATTGGAACGATGCAATGGCGGCGGCTTTCGATACAGAACATGATAAGACTGACGGTACACATAAGCTAAGTGTTATGGGGTGGGACCCGGCTGCGATAGGTACACCGGCAGCGGAATCTAATGGATTCTGCGTATTTCCAAATGGAGTAAGAATAGCATGGGGCGATAATACAGTAACTTCGTCAGAAACTATAGATGTCAGTGCCGTTGATAGTGGATGGACTATAACATTTCAGGCATATGCTATCCTTGGAATAGATGGAGCGCAACAAGTTAGTGTTCACAATATAGTCGGTACAGAATTTGATATAGCCAAAGACAGCGCAGTCGAGCAAAGGATACGCTGGTTTGCAATAGGAAGGTAATTATGATTAAGGTAGGATATGGAAGCGAACAGGTAATCGTTCATATGAGCAGGGCTGAGTTTAATTTCCTTGCCGGTGAGACTTATGGAAATGTACCGGACGGCACGGATATTTCTCTTACCAACATTAAGAATAAGATGGACTTGATCGATGCGAAAGAGGCCGAACTTCTTGAATTGAAGGATGCCGCTACTATCATGGTACAGAAACTCGATGCGATTGGAATATAATGGATTTGTATGTATATCATCCCGCTCATGGATTCTCAGACGATGACTTTGTATATGTCTCGTGGCTGGATGATAATTTTTTCATAGCCGGAACTGGCGAGACGGGCGGCGGCGATTCGTATCGACTTGCTTTTATTGCAAGTGGTACTGAATTTGTTCAATTTACTACGTCGATATTTGAAGGGTATGTAAGACTCGTAGACGATCCGGCAGGCGGCTCGGCTATTATTACGGGACTCGATCATCTTGAGGGTGAACTTGTCACTTTAGTATCCGGCGGCGGGGTAGTAACGACTCAAACAGTGTCAGGCGGAGAGATTGTTGCGCCGGAAATATTGACGGATTACACTGTGGGTTTACCGTATACTTTTAAAGTCCGCACACCACGACTGGAATTACCGGCCCAGCCTACCATGCAGTCCCGAATAAAGAGAATAAATGAAACTGTTGTAAGGTATATAAGAACAAAAGGCGGCAAGGCCGGACAGGAATATGGCAATAATACCTACCTGAGTGAAATGGGTGCGGTTTTTTCCAATGATTCAAAGGATGCGACTATTTCCACTAAAGGTGGATTTACTTCGGACGCTTACGAAACTGTGATATCGGATACACCGTTCCCAATGACGGTATTGGCGATAATCACGTCCTTTGAAGTGGAGGAAAAACGATGAAATTAAGAGAATTCAGGGAAAGCGATTTAGAAGGTGAATGGGTAGAGGGACTGGGTGCTGTCAGTATAAGAAGGGATAGTGTCAGGATTACAGTAGTTGACGGTGACGAAGTGGTTGCGTTAGGCGGGGCATTAGTTGGTAAAGAGGTTATGTTCTGGATACAGGTTAAGAAACACTTGAGGCATACGATTGGGTTAGTCAGGGTTATAAAATCCGGTATTAGAATTATTATGGAAAAACTTGGAGTTGAAAAAGCGACGGCATTGGTTAGAAAAGACTTTAAAGAGGGCCATAGAACTGCAATGTTTTTTGGCTTTATACCTACTGGTGAAACTGCAATATACGACAATGTAATTTACGATTGGTTTGAAATATGGCATTCCTGCCCCTATTACTAACAGCAGGCGGAGCGGCACTTTCTGCGGAAGGACAACTCGAACAAGGCAGAATTGCCGCGTTGGAGAGTACAACTTCTGCTGCTATTGCCGAACATAATGCGCAACAACTTGAAAGAGAGGGCCGATCAAGGCGTGAAGCGGCTGAGATTGAAGTTGAACGAATTTCCAAACAGGAAAAGATAACATCCGGCCAGCAGATTGCAAGATTCGGTAAAAGCGGTGTAGCGTTGGGTGAGGGAACACCTATTGGAGTATTGGCCGATATTGCAGAATCGTTTGCTATTGACAAGGCTTTAACTGCAAGGAAAGGTTTAATTGACGAAAAAAGATTAGGAGCGGCAGCAGACGTTCAGAGATTGCAGGGAAGTTTCGCAAAAACAAGAGCAAAGGCGCAAAAACAATCAGCCATTTTAGGCGCAGCGTCAAGTGCCTTAGGTGCATTCGGGAGTAGAAATGCCAAGAATAAGTAAAGCAGCAGTTCCGGTTGAACAAGCGGTAACAGCACCCCTTGGTGTGGATTTAGGCCCAGGTGGGCGGGGATTGCAACAGTTGGGTGCTGCGGTTAGTCGGGTTGGGGCTCAACTGCGGCGGGAGGAAAAGCTTAAAGTTCTTATGGAAAAGAAATGGAGGGATGAACTGGATGCAGAGGGACGGATGCGTGCCGATAATATGAGGGATATCAGTGATATACGAATGAAAACGTTCATGGAAAATACTCCTCAGTCGGAACAGTGGCCAAGAGCGTTTGAAATGGAACTACAGGCATACGAAAAAAGAGTTACCAAACTTGATTTAAGTGAGAAAGAAAGAGAGAGGGAAGAGGCGAGGGGTGAGATATGGAGCGATAAACAAAAGCTCATTATCAATTCCGCCGCCTTACAGCAAAAACTCACCGATAACATAGCTGCGGCATCCGCCCAGTATGCCAGATCAATAGAAGATGGTGATGAAATCGAAATAGCGGAATCGAAAGAAGAAATTACCGCGAGACTAAGACAGAGATTTGACGAATTTGAAGTTCAGGAATTGCTCAGAAAAATAGAGGCTGATGCGCAGGCAGATGTGGTAAAAACACAAAACGAGCAATGGAGTAACGATATAGCTGTTGCCCCAACAGCATCCAGAGAACTATTAGATACCGAATTGAAGAATAGAAAAAAAGGTGAGGGTGAAATTCCAGAGGAGGATTTGCCAAGCTCTGATATACAATCACTTATAAGACTCGCAAATTCGAGAGAAACGCAGATAGAAGCAGATACTAACGCGGCAAAAGAGGCAGAGCAAAAGGCTATAGAGAATGATTTGCATGATGGCATTAACGACCCCAAAAGAACAACATCTGTCACTGATATAAGAGCAAGTAATTTAGATGTTGAAGCAAAAAGAAGGCTCTTGAGGGATATTGATGAGTCCAACAGGAGGGATATAGAAAAAGATTGGCCGTTAGTTGACAATGATTTATCGATACAGCGACTTGACAGTTTAATGTCTTCATTGGAAACAGGAATAATAGATACGTCTCAAATGTACCAACAGATAAACAATGCTGCAACCGATGGTTTTATCACAAGGGAAACCAGAGGCAGATTAAGAAAATTGGCAAAAGATGGCGGTAGGGACGCTATTGATATTGCAACAAAAGCCGGTGTGGATCAGATAGGCAATGCTCTTATTGGCAGGTTCACCGACAGAGAGGCAAGATTTAAAGTAAGGGAACTGGCCGGAACCATGACATCCGCAGAGCAAAGGGAGGCCAGTAGCAATGCTTATCTGTTGCAAGTCAACAAACATCAGTTATCTCTTATTGAGGGAGAGATAAATCGAACAATGAGGCTCACCGGCAAAGATGTTATAAGCGGCGTTGAAGCTACGGCTATTACCGCTACGGTATGGGAGAAGTTCAGAAAGAAAAAGCTTGGTGAAAAAATAAATGATTTTAAGGAATTTTCCGGCGAGCGAATTCCGAAACCGGAAGGTTTTTCCGACTCGGTATGGAGCAGAGCCAGCAATCAACAGAAAGCGGATATAGTAGAGGCTTCCAGTAGAGGAATGACAAATGCGGAAATAGCCGAGGTTATAAATAAGTGAGTTTCGACGATCTGAGAAAACTGAATAAATCACTGGATATATCGCCTCTGTCTTTAACAGAGGTTTCATCTACTGAGGAGCTTGCGCAGGACGGGAGGGATGTTGGCGGTATTGTCGCGCAAAGAGGGATAGAGACGTGGTTTAATGATACGGCAAATCAACCAGTAGATCCATCCTCTGTCCCCGCCGATCCCTTTGCGGTTCCGCAGCCATCGGAGCAAACACTTATAAGGCAGGCTCAAACGAGAGAAATGCTAAAGAACACCAGCTTTGTTCTTGGGTATCCAAGTAGATTGATTCGTTCTGCTATGGCTCTCTCCGGTATATCTGCGAGATCGGAAAGATTTGGAGACATTCGCAAGAGTCAGGGGTTCTGGATAGCGATGGCCGATCTCACATTTACTCTGTCGCCAGGAACACCCGTAGCGGTAAATGACGATATAATGAACAGGACACTAGAGCTATCCCAAGATATTCCTTCTATTCTTACCAAACCATCCGTCCCGGAAGAAACATTGCCGTCTGTCGGTGCCGTTGTGACTAATGTCTTTAATACCCCAGAGGGGCAGGAGTGGATGTACGATGTAGTTGGCGAGTTGGTAATAGAGGCTAATGTGTCAAGTGCAGTAAAAAGAACGGCTCACCAGGCTATGTCGAGATTCACTGGTGCTGCGTATGATGCGGGTGAGGATCTTGTAAAGAAAAAAGGCATTAAGAATTTCTTAGGACAAATGACGGACGAGGAGCTGGCTGCTGTTGACGACGCGGTTAATTTCAGGCAGGTGGGGGTATTGGGAACCAAACCTGCTCAGCAGGAAATAGACGATGCTCTTAAAAGGACTTTTCAATATATAAAAGACTCAGGCGATGCGAGAATAACCAAGCAGGAATTTATAACAGCCCAGAGAAGACAAGGTGCTGCGAGAATGCACGCATCGGCGAGAAAGGCCAGCGAGACGGGAGAGTACGGTGCAGGTATGGCGGCAAGAATGAGGGCTGCCGGAAGAACGGAAGTGTCGGAAAAAGCATTTAAGCCATTACTGGAAGTATCTGAGTCCGCTGCTGATGATTTGACTACAATGAACAAAGTCATCGCTAACCATAATTTTTCAGGCAAAATATACACACAGGCCAATACTCACGAGGCCCTTGCTAAATTATATGAATACGGTGAACTGTTGACGGCGGGGGAAGTCGAGTTATTAAGGGATGTGTTTGGTAATGATTTTGCCAATTCCCTGGTAAAATTCACTTCAAAGCCTACGGGTGTAGCCGGAAAAGCTTTCGATGCAGGTGGTAAGATTTTGAGGGGCCTGTCTGCAACATCCAGAACTATGATGACTACAGGCGAACTGTCGTTTCTTTTAAGGCAGGCGAATTACAGGGCATGGTCGAGGCCATCCGAAGCCGTGCGTTCTTTCGCAGTTGCTGCAAGATCGTTATTCTCTCCGCAATACGCAAGGCACATGGACGATGCTATTAGATTCAGAAAAGCCGGAAAAGTTGGAGTCGAGCATGGATTGTTTCTTGGTAAGTTCGGTGACGATGTTGGTATGGTTGGCAGGGAAGAAGTGTTTATGGCCGAATGGCTTCACAAGGTTCCGGTACTGGGAAGGATTGTGAAGTCGTTTGAACGGGGATATGTAACGGGATTGAATCAGATAAGAGTTGATTGGTTCGATGAGGGGCTAAAGATAATCGAGCGAACCGGTAGAAGCGGTGACGATGAGTTGCTGTCGAAGTGGGCAACCTATGTAAATAATATGACAGGGAGAGCCGATTTAGATAATATAGCCGCTGGTAACAAGGCAATGAAATCAATGGCTGAAACAGCTAAAAAGGTTATGTTTGCGCCAAGATTTACTGCGTCCAAATGGGGGAGGCACTCCGCCGCCGCAAAACTCATGTTTGGCAGAGAAACTCCCAATGCAATGAGGAGAATGCTGGCAAGCGATACAGTTGCCAAATGGAGGAGATACGAGAGACTTGCCCATTATGCGTCTTTGAATGGATACGAAATAGAAAAAGATCCGCGAAGTGCCGATTTCCTGAAATTAAAAATAGGGGATACAAGGTTTGACGTACTTGGCGGGGATGTGCAAATACAGGTATTATTGGCACGAATAGTGTCCGGTGAAACAAAAGACACTTCAACAGGATTAGTCAAAGACGCTGCTGCGCTGGAAATAGCAAAACGATATGCTACGGGGAAACTAAATCCTTTATGGTCACTGGCCATTGACAAAGTTACAGGCAGCACTTTTGAGGGAGAGGATATTGACGATCCCAAAGTTTTGGCTAAAGTAATTAAAAACAAATTCATACCCCTTTACCTTCAGGATATAAAAGATAAAATGTTTAGCGAGTATGAAACCGAGGGCATTACCCTTGCCGACGCGATTGAGGGTGGAGTTAGTACAATGGTGCTGGGCTTTGCCGGTGCCGGAATACAGACTTACGCGCCCTCTGCCCGCAAAGAATACGAACTAATGGTAAACGATAAGGCGCAGGAATTATATAGTAAGGATTTTGCGGATCTTGTTCCATATCGTAAAGAAGAGGTTTTGTGGGAGGCAGAGAACGACGATTTAGACAGAACAGATCGCCTTAAAGAAGAAATGGGTGTTGCGAGGGCTACTAGAAAAGTGGCTGCCAATACTCAGAAAGGGGCAAATAAAGCATTCAGGCAACTCAGGAAGGGGCTGGGTAAGGATTATTCGTTATTTGAAGATAGTAATATAGCGGTAAGGGAAATTGGCAGGAATATCAGCGACATAAAGCTCAATTCAGATCAACATAAGGCATTGCAGGACACTTATGCAGAATTCATAAAAAGGGGAATACAGGCATATCCCGCACTAAAGCAATTGAAACCGGATGATTTCATAAGAAGGCAATGGTTGCAGGATATTTTAGATGATGCCAGGGAAGACGCGAAGGCGGAATTGTTTTTTATCCAACCAGAAAGCACTAACAGGCAGGATTTAGGGAGGCGGGCAGACAAGACGAGAAAAGGGCAGGGTTTTCTAGGCCCACTCAAGCGGCCAGATGGGACTATTTCCACAGAGATTAGTATCGGAGTTAGCTTTGATGGCAAAGAAACGCAAATCCCCTTGATAGTGCCGACGCTTACCCCTAAAGAGATGGATGTTCTCTTGGCTATTCCGCTGGACGAAGACTTCAATGACGTTGTCCCTCAAAGCATCGTGGATAAAGCCGTGAGACATGCAAAAAAAAGATTAAAAGCAAACAAAAGTCCTTTTGCGGACTAAAAATAAGTTACTTATGGAGAACCATCATGGCAAAAGAAGCAATGGATAAGTGGTTGAAACTTGCAGGTTTTATAGTAGTGGCAGGTGGAGTTATCTATGCAGTGGGGCAGGGGAACAGCGCCCGTGACACAAGGATTACCCACACAGAAGATGCCGTAGTTGTTCTCTCGGACACAGACAAGAAGTTTATGGATAAACTGGAAACACATAAGGGCGAAAACTCTAAGGAGCATATAGCCATTATAGAACGAATGCACCGAAACGAAATTCTGTACCAACAGCAGATCGGATTACTTAAAAGCCTTCAAACCGAACAGATCAAGCAGTCTGAAAAAGTAAATAGAATATATGACACTGTAATTAGATGGGAGCCAGACGATGGGAAAACTCCGTAAAAAACGCAAGAGCCAGTTAAAGAAGAAAAGAAAGAAGAAACTGAAAAAGAAGTAAGATTTTCTCCCTCCTCCAAGGAAACCCGCTCTGGGGCACTCTCAGGCGGGTTTTTATCCAATGCTTTCTAAGAAGGAATCGATTACTGATTTCACCGTCACAAACCCCCTCAAATGCCATTTGCCTTTGTAATATATACTTTCTGCTATTGCGTTTGCCCCGTCTATATCTTCGGTTTCGGGATGCTCGTGGCTGGCGTGTATCAAGATGGCTGGTTTCCTGAGGTTATCAACAAGTCGCTCCAAGGCTATCCTTTGGCCGTAAGGCATTTCCGCTTTCCCTGATTTGTATTCAATGAAAATATAAGCCTTGTCTTTATATTCAATTAACCCATCGATATCCGTAGGTGTGATTTTGCCATATCTCAAGCCACTATAATCAATGACTTGTGTAGATCTGGCCCTGTCTCGTATTTGTCCCCGCTCAACCATTCAGGCATACTCCAAATTCGGCGAATTCACTACAGAATTTACCGTTTTCTTCACCGAAGTAAACTACCATCTGCCCTTGTAGCGGTGCGCCTTCGTCACCTTGCTTATCAAGAAACTTAATCCTGCCCGATGGAAAACATACCGCCGAACATAAACTAAGTAGTTGCTGCCCGAATACTGTCTCTGTAGCGTTATTGACTAATGCACAAGCTTCTTTCACTTCTCCTGATACCAGCTTTGCTATCAAGGCATCGCAGAACTGAGATATCTCTGGTTGTGAATAAGGCGGGTTTAGCCAGACTTTTTCGCCCCATTCTTCTTCGAGGCCGTTATCGTCAACGGTGAAATATTCTTCTGCCCCAACAGTTTCGTTTGCTATCGGACTACTGGCTGGATCGGTGTCTATGTGGCCCATTACATTTCTCGCAGCCTCTATGAATCGAGGGGGCGTGTACCATTCGTTTTCGCCTGAATTATGGGATACGTGGGCTTTCTTGGGGCTTATAAGAGCGGCCATAGCCCCAGTCAAATGTTGAGGCGACTCATCATTTAGCCTGTCTCGGTTGTGGTAAACCTTCATGTATCTTGACGCCTGTGTTCTGTCAAATGGTAGATTTTCCTCAACCCATCGTATCCATTCGCCGTGCCTTATCCGCGTTTTTTGCTCTGTCAATATCTCCCCAATGCGGATTATTTTGCAGAGACTCGTCATAAGCCCGTCTTGAATCTCACCGTATAGCTTACTTATCTCAGTTATTGCCAGCATATTCACCTCAACATAAAAAGTCCCACAGGCATGTTAGTATGCACAGAATGTGCGCCCGTGGGACTTGAATGGCTGATTGTTTCATGTACTAACATAACTATAGTATAGTGCCTACCGAAACTTTGTCAAGCCAAAAACGAGCGCATACGAATAAAAAATTCGTGCTATTCTCAGATTTAATTTGACAAACCCCCAAGCGTGATGTAAGCTATATACATGAACACTGCTAAGGTACATTACGAATTTCAAAACACCAGCCCCAACCCAATCCATGCCTTAGCAGTCACCGGAGCGGGAAAGGGCTGTATATTAGGAGAATAGCAAGATGGAAGAAAAAGAATTCAGAGATAAGTATTATAACCAACTTGATAAGCACACGATTGAAGAATTGCCAGATTTTATCAATGGTATGATGGATGAATCTCATGGCTACGGTTCTATATGCTGTAGTGTAGCTGCATCCGCTGTAGCGGCGGCGTGGGCAGCAAACAAACACGGCAACGCTGGGATTACCGGTTTTCAAGCAGGGGCGGTTATGTGGGAGTTTATACGGCAATGGAACTATCGTAGCAATAAAACTGGCATGAAAATTACCGACTATGATAATATGCTATATGCTCAATATGAGCACAAATTCCAAAAAACCATCAGCAAGTCTACGTTTGAATCTCTCCAAAAAGAAGCGAATAGGTTGTTGATGGAAGATAACAAGGTGGCGAGTCAATATGTTGCGGACATAGCAGAATACGAAAAATTGTTGGCTGTCTTTGTTGAAAAATATCCTGATTATCACGACCGGCCAAAGCATTACGAAAGACTCGGCTGTGGCACTGGTGATGAATGGGAGGCTTTCGACAAAAAAAAGGCGTCTGGATTTGAGTTTGCGCCGCAAAAACCCTACTACCATGCAGGGCAACTTGAACATTGGCAGTCAATTGCGGACGGAGTACCTCCTTTTGGCTTTATTATAGCGGAAGATTAAAATGAAAACCCGCTCCTCGTCTTGGCAGATTTTTGTGGGCAGGGGCTAATTTATAGGAGAAAGAGATAAATGTGTATAAGAATGACATTTAAGAAGAAAACTCAAAAAAGGATGAAATCAAAATTGCCGAATGGATTGATTACGGTATATAAGGTTGTGAACAAGTACAGGGGCAGCTACCATCCTCTATGTTATGGCGGAAGGTTCAGGGTTGGGCTCAATACAGCAAGAAATCAGGATATATACGACGTTGATAACCTGTGGGGTTTTCATTCATTTAAAACGAAAAGTGCTGCCAAAAAATTATTCCGTCGCGGGTGGATTACAAGTTACCGCGAATTGGTTAAATTCCAGATTCGCAAAACATGGATAAAAGAAATAGGCAAAGAAACGTGCGGTTGTATTTGCTATATTACTGATAGAATTGTTAGCCCATCCCTTAGAGACAAGTCTTCAGTTGTAAAAGGATAACTACCCGCATTGGGCTTATCGTAAGGAGAAGAAATGAACCAGATTGACAGATTGAAAGAGAACGATCTTGGATTTTATGCTTTATCGGTGGAAGATCAGGATTTTATTCGGGTGATTATTAAAGAAAACCCTGCCAGTATTATCTATCGCATGGAGACTGGTTGGGCCAGCAAAGACAACGATGCGTTGTGGCTAGCCGACGTCTACCGCATCCACAAAGACTACCAGCCAGAACCAAACAAGCCCGTATTTGAGGGGTATGAGTTGTGCGAGGTGAAATTTGATTATTTTGGAAACAGTGAAAGGCACTTTCGATTTCAACGTGACGACAATTGGTATGTTCTCGATTTTGCTCCTCGGTACGGTTGCTGCGGCTATGTATTCAAAGAGAGGCTGGAAGAAATGCGGGATTCTCCTATGGGATGGGTTAGCGAACACGGTGTATTTACTGCCTACCATCGGAACGAAGGAGATTTTAAGCCCGCTACTCTCGGCTGGGTATGTTTCAGGAGCGGGAAATGAAAACGATAATAGAAATGGTAATTTTATTCCTTTGTTTTTTTGCGATGTTTTGGCTTGGTGTATCTACGGAAAGACAGTCTCCTACGCCCGCAATGGGCGAGTTTTCTTCCTCGGGGTGCGGTGCAAATTTCTCCTCCTTAAATCAGATCAGCCCGCACCCCGTATATCATACTATCAAGGAAATGCAGATATGGTGTGGCGCAGAGCCGGACGGGTATTGGGGGCCTGAAACCGACAGAAAGTACAGGGCTAAAATAGCCTTGCAAAATAGAGATAAAGTTGCATTAGAATTATGGCCGGAGTGAATAATGAACTCAGAAACAATGCAAAAACTGATTTATGAATTACAAAGGCACTGTGATAAAATAGGACGCGAGGAAATGGCGAAAGCAAACAAGCCTAAACCGCAACTTCTCACACCGACAGGCATTAAGTTCTGGGTAGGAAAGTCAGGCAAAGTGCATGGATTGTTATTTAATGACGGCAAGCAGATGTTGGGCTATTGTCTCGCCGGAAAAGTATTTGAAGTGGAGTCAACGGCTGGCTTTGAACTCAAGCGGATACAAGAGGGCCTCCCCCTCACCCCCTGCAAGTACGAGGAATTGAAGCCGGGGGAATTTCTCTCTACAAGGGCTTACCTAGATGAATCCACTACCGTAATGAAGCTTCCGAAGAAAGATGGATTTGATAGAAACGTCAGAATCAACAACGGCGAAACCGTAATACCTTATAATTGTATAGACAAGCCTGTCTGGAAAATCGGCAAATAATGGCCCTCATAGAACAACAAGGCTACGCAAGAGAGCGTGACAGGGAATCGGCAAAGGATTGGACTGTAGGCCTGAAAGACGATGAAATCCAGGACATACCCACCTGCGCCAAGCATGGTAGAATGAATTGGTGGAAAGGGCCTTGTGGCGAACAGAACTGGTTTTGTGTAGAATGTGAAAAGGAGAAATAATGAGGTTGCAGGCAAGGCTAAGTCTTCGGAATGATGCAATGCTGGCTTGGCGACAAGAAAGAGATTACACACAAGGCGAAGCTGCGGAGGCTGTCGGTATACCAAAAAGCGCATGGATGTCCCTAGAAAAACTTTGTTATCCTGCCTCGTTCAATGAAGATAGAGTTCTTTCGATGTCTGCAAGAATGGGTGTATCACCTGATGATATAATGACGCCAGAACTCGTGAAGCACCGAACCGAAACCATTGAAAAGACTTTCAGTATATCCCCAAAAGTGTTACTCGAATCAGGTTGCAGGCAACATAACTTTATTCTTCCAAGCCCCGACGAAAGTATATTGATAGAAGATGCTGTATCTCATATTATCAAAGAGCATTTTAAATATTTAACAGAAGCCCAAACCAGAGTGCTAAAGTTACGATTCGGATTTGAAAACAGAGTTGGGTTAAGCCTGATAGAGACAGCAAAGGCTATGAAGTTATCACCAGCAAGAGTAGGGCAACTAGAATCTGGAGCTATACGAAAATTAAAACATTTACAAGAAAGGGATGATAGACTTGAGAATCTCACCCCCAAACCCTAAAACCAAACGTGAGCAGCACTGGCAAGGTGCTGGCTTTAACCCAAGAAAACCTGTAATTATGACAGAATTGGAGTTAGAAAATGAACGACTGGGACGCACACACAAGAGCGACAGGGACAACAGGCGGTGATTGCGGTAACTGTGGCAGGGAGGATGTCGATGTTGACGAAGACGGAATATGTGAAGAATGCTATAATAACAAGCCACTGCCAACGTAGGCACAGGCGCGAATAAGAACAAGAATTGAAAGGAACATGAACATGCCAGGATTGAAAGATTTAAAGAACAGTAAGTACCTAACAAAAGAGGATTGCGAACCTGCTATTCAGGTGACTATCGCGGGATGGAAGTTGGAGGATGTCTCAAGGGACAATGAGCCTGCCGACGAAAAGTACATCCTCAACTTCCACGAAACACCCAAGCCTCTTGTGTTGAATAATGTCAATGGCGAGTCCATAGCCCAGATTGTCGGGAGCGGAGACGATTTCGATAAATGGATAGGGACAGTTATTGTACTATTCAACGATAAGACCGTGAAATTTGGCGACAAGAGAACGGGCGGGATACGAGTCTATATCAAGCAAGAGGAAGTTGTCGGAGTCAATCCCAACCACAAACAAACTATCGATGATGCTATGGCTCGGCAAAACGCAGCGAATACACAACAGCCAGCCGAGCCATTCGATCCAGACATAAGCAACGCGCCGAACAATAAGCCGGTTGACGATATCCCGTTCTAGCGGAGACGAAATGATACAGACTAAATTCTCATTTAAAAGCGAAGCGTACCACATAGTTGATGTTGACTGGATCGGCCTCAAAAAAGCTATGCTCCAAATTAAGAATGGCGAGGTATTGGTTCGCAAGAGAATCGAATGGGATTACGACCAGATGCGCAAGTACCTGCACGGCCCCGTAACTAAATTTATGATAGAGCAATTCAAATCTAATTGCGGGATAGTTTATACAAATGCAGGTATGCACAGGTGGTTACGGGATGAGTTTCTGCCCGGAACGCCTAAAGAAATCGGCGGGAAACTCGTCCCCAACCCTGTATCGTCTGAGTCTATTGGCAGGGATGGATATGTAGAATGGCTGAACAATATCAATCACTGGTGTATGGATACATGGCAAGTGCAATTGCCTCCACCGGAAAAGGTAGAATAATGAACCACTGGCGGCATAAACTCATTGTCTTGAACACTACAGTTCCAGCTAAGCTGGAGGAGCGTGTAAACGCCATCGAAAGCTTGCTGAAATGCTTTGTTGTAAGATGTTGTTTAAATTGTGGTTGTTGTGACGACACCATAACGCCGCCAACCGGGGCAAGCTCCCTCACAAGTCCAGAGTTGCGGCTTGTCCCGGATTTATTTTAATTATTTAATTGACAAAGCTTGAAAATGTTGTATAGTATATATATGGAAACCGATCTTAGACAATCAAGCATAACAAGTCCCCGGCACTCCTTTGTCTTTGATCGGTTGAAGCTGTCCGGGGGCTTAACTTTTATTGGAGAATGATTATGATTGCACGATTTGTATTAAAAGAAAGAATTTCTACAATCCTTATAGTCCCAGAGGGTGAAACCGAGAGAGTGGCACTGGCCTTATTCGAGGAAGCGAACCGGAGCATTGACAAGGCTTCTGATAGTCCCTTGATTGCCAATGTTGAAATAGACTTGCAAGACTAAATCTTCTATCAAGCAAGGGTTTTATTTGGAGATAAGACATGGAATTAGAGTGTGATACATGCAAATATCAAGATTTGGATTGGGAAAAAGAAGAGCCTTGCACTAATTGCACTTGTGTTGACGACGGAAACTGGGACAAATGGGAACCAAAAGAAACGGAGCCTAAGATGGACAAAGACGATTATATCCGCAAACAAGCTGAATCAGGCTTTAAGGTAGGGGACATGGTAAGGGTTGTGAGGGAAGCTATCGAGGGAGAAGGCGGATGGGACAACGCTTGGGTTAAGCGGATGGAAGTAGGGATTGAGGCCAATATCACAGAGATTTTAGAGAGTAGTGGGATTCATTTGTCAAGTGGATATGATTATCCCTATTTCGTATTAGAACAAGTAACTAACGAACCAATAACTAACACTAATCAGAAAGGAAGTATGAGCATGAAGACACAGGAGATTTTTGCAGCAGTAGTAACAGAGAACGTAAAGATCAAAGACGAAAACGGGAATATCGAGTCCGTCAAGAAGCGTGTAATCTACTCGGCATTCGACATTCCGGCTTTCGACGAAAACAACGCCAAGGCTAAGGCTCTGATCGCCGCGAACAAGATCACAGGCGTCAAGGCTATCAAGGACTTGGACGAGGTAGAGGTGAAAGTCCGCCCTTTTCAGGGAAACTAGTATCGAGTGGTTCAAGCGTGTCTGTATCGCTTCCGCCGCATACGAACCCCAAGACACCTACCGAAAATACGTCTTCGGAACATGGGCGTGACGGCTGGTATCCGGGCAGAGTACCTTGCGATGGGACGAGGTTTACGTTTCAGGGCTGGGGAAAAAGAGTTTATATTAGGCGAGGTATATCTATAGACAGGATAAGTCCAAACCCTATGACTAACTTGTTTAGCGCAGCCTTTGATGGAGACAAGATCATCGATAGAGAGTTAATTAACACGGCTGGCTCGCTCAAGATCGTCCCCCTCTAACTACAATCTCCACAAGGACGGACTGGATGACGCCGGTAGGAAGCAGGCAGGGCAAGGAAGCCCAGTTCTTTAATAAGTTAATGGGCAGTGGCGGAATAGGTAGACGCTAATGAATCTGGACAATCCATTGGTTAATATGCAATCAATGGTGGGCTGGAATCGGGGAAGAACCGATGAAAATGAGAGGCTGCAAAAGCATATCCCCAGTCTCATGCAGGGTGCAAATCTCTGCCTGCCCATTTTATACGAGAGCGGCGGTACGCGGTTGTGAGTGGTGGCCAGATACCGTTAAAATCGGAGACTGGTTGCCGTCGCCCTCGTATATTTGAAAGGAAATGCAATGAGAGAAGTAGAAATAAGAAAACCGGGATTTTTGGTTAACACAAAGAATGGAATACCGGTTTTGTGCCCTGAAACCTTTAATTTCCCACACGATGAAAAAGAAGCTCTTTACTGCAATACCGATTGTGCATGGTACACTGAAAGGGAGGGCACGATACATTGGCCGGACAAGGCCGACACAACCGGAATGTATGCTTGCTGCAAAGAGCATTGCATAGGGAAGATTAAGAATGGCTAAGAAGAAACCAAATACGCCCAGAAGCAGAATCAAGAATGCCCTGCGGCAACTCTGGCTGCGATCAAGGGAGAGGGCGGCGGCGTTAAAGAAGTCTGGCTATAAATGTGTAGATTGTGGAGTTAAACAAAGCGCAGCAAAAGGCAAAGAAGTTAAGCTGGAAGTCCATCACGAACCGAAAATAAACTGGACTGGAATTACACAACTGATATTTGATAGATTATTGAATGTACCTCAAGTACCTCTATGTAAGGACTGTCACAAGAAAAGACATGAACAGCAAATTGTAAAATTCACGAAAGAGATGGGGATGAAGAAACATGTTGGGGTATATCTTGACTACCACGGTTACACAATAGCCGACATAATTCTATGCGAAGTCTGCAACTCCGTGGCCTGTGACATCCACCACATAGAAGCTCGTGGCATGGGCGGCAACCCAGACAAAGACGTTAGTGAAAACCTTATTGCCCTATGCCGCGACTGCCATGATAAAGCAGAGGCTGGGATAATAACTAAAGAACAACTGAGGGCAATCAAGCAGAAATACGAGGACTTATTATGACTATGAACCAAATCAAAGCATCACGGGAAAAAACAAGCTATCTCAGGATAGGGCCTAAAGCTCTCCGGGTGACGATTGAGAAGTTGCTGGAGGTGTTGAAGTGAAAGAGCATCCAATCCTTTTCAAAGGCGAAATGGTGCAAGCAATTCTTGATGGCAGGAAAACGCAGACGAGGAGAATAATACCCGGTGAAATTCACATTCATGGGAGTGGCAGAGATTTTTCAGGGCATTGGCACAAACCGCGAGGTGGGTATTTGGAGCGACATAACGAAATGGTATTCCGTAATGTTTTGGGTGACTATTGTCCCTACGGCAAGCCCGGTGACTTGCTCTGGGTGAAACAAGTATTCTGGCAATGGGGAATTTACCAAGATACTTACCAGATGTGCAAGAAGCTGAAAAGGAATAAAGTACGGTTCACGCCTACATTGCCGAAGGATGGCAGAGAAGTTTTGTTCAAGCCAACAGCTATACCTCCACGCGATAAGTTCCACTTCGGCTATCATAAGCGATCCCCCTTGTTCATGCCGAAATTCTTCGCCCAAACATGGCTTAAAGTTAAATCTGTACGAGTTGAACGGGTGCAGGATATAAGCTTTCAGGACGCTATGGCTGAGGGAATGAAAACACAACAAGCAACCCATGCAGTTCCCTTTTTTCATTCTTTGTGGAACGAAATAAACAAAAAACGTGGCTACGGCTGGGATGTAAATCCGTGGGTATGGGTTGTAGAATTTGAAAAGGTGAGCTATGAAATGGCGTGATCATTGCAGGCTGATTATAGTTAAAGTAATCGCAGAAACCGGACGCGATGATATGAAGAAACTGCGCAAGGCTCTGAGAGAAGCCTATCCTTATGGCGAGCGTAAAATGTGGCCTTATAAAGTATGGTGTTCAGAAGTAAGGAAACAGTTAGGACTTGACAGAAGAGAACCTGAAATGCCCCTGTTCGGAGATCAATAATGGACTACACAACCAGCACAGACGCTTTCGCGCCCGACGACGAGGCTAAGGCTCTATTAGCCCAAATAAGCGAGCAGGGCTTTGATATGTCGCCGAGCGAGCGTATATTGGTACGTAAGGCCCAAAGCCAGAACCACGGCTTCACGGCCCACCAGTTAAGCAGATTAAAAGGAATAGTTTCGAGGAAAAACAATGTCAGCAAGATGCACAAGAGAAAGCTGTATAGCAAGGAAACAGAAGCTTGAGTCCCTATTGGAAGAATCTGAGCGGGAAAGCTGGGAACGCGGTAAGGAACTTGAAAAGATAAGGAAAATTGTCGGCGGCTGCGAAAGCTTTATGAATGTGGTTGTCTACCAAAAGTTGCGGGAAGTGCTTAGTGGTTACGAGAAAAGGTGTACAAAAAAGAAATGACTGACAAGGAAATCATCAAAAAACTCGCATTCCATTTAACCTGGATGCTTGAAGAAATGGACTTCCGCAACGAGCAAACTGGTATAGGAGGCATTGAAGGTAGTGGCTCGCCGGATTCGCCGGAAGTTAAGGAAATAAGGGAATTATTGGAGAGTTTGAAATGAATATGACATTAAGAATTGAAGAATATTGGGTGGATATCGCATCAGCAGGGCATGAGCATATAAGCAAGGAATTCCATGACAATCTACCCGACATCCTTAACCGGGCCGATGACGAAGATGATGATGATTGGGTTGACCTGGAAATAATCAACCTTGACCAGCTTTACTTATATCTGGATGCTTTCAAAGATTTCTCTATGGCTCTGTTTTTGGCCGAAGACAGCAATGAAATCAAAATCGATTTCACTTTGTACAATAAGAAAATAAGATATAATGACGGTAAGTATTTATTTACTAGAACGGAAGTAAAAAGAGATGTTGTAGCTAAAAATCTAAATGAGAGAATCGGGAAGGCAATAGCGATACTGGAAGAGGGGCGATTCGATCACGGCAAATAAATTTTCAGATTTTAATTGACACGGCCAAAATATAGTATATACTTTAAGCAAGAACATGGCACTTTTGAGTTAACTGATGGTAATTGGGTTAAATTAGGAGGGCATGTAGAAAGAATAAGATGACTAAAAGAGTATCGAAACAATTGAATAGCATTTCCAAAGTCTGCCGTGAGGGGTTGTCTGATACTCTCCCCTCGCTGAGTAGACTTTTTTTATGCCCCTGTAGCTTAACTGGAAAAGCACTGGATAGCGTCCGGAATCTTTGCAGGTTCGAGTCCTGCCGGGGGAGATTTACAGGCAGAGTCCGTAACGTAAGCATAGCGGGTATACAAGTCTTTGGCGCATTGCCAACTACCTTTCAAACCCAATTACCACTAGCTGCGAGGTTGACTATGCGCCTAAGTCGCAGCCCTGCCCTATTATTAAGGAATTAAAATGCTGTATGAGTGCCCAAAATGTAATCGTATCTGCATGGAGTGGGATGGACGTGCAAAAGTGCTTATGTGTTTATACAAAGATTGTTACCATATTGTCCGCATTCCCAACCAGAAGGCGATTCCTACTGATGAACAGATTAAGGATGCCCTATTATTGGAGGTAGTATGAGTAAAGAAACCGAATACTGCCAATGCTGCGGCGATTGTGAAAAGTGTCATTCAGTATGCGTTTGTGCCGAATGTAACGATTGCCAAGTGTGCAGAGATAAGTATGATTATTTAATTTATGATAAAATTTGAGTTTTCCCTTGACAACCCCAACCAATAGGGTATAATATGAGCATGGATACTTAATAATTTAAGGTTTATATGACGAATCGGCAGATACAAATTGGAAGTACAATAACTTACAGGGATGTTCCTGCCGGTTCTCTTCTTGTAAGTTTTGTCAAATATGGCCTCAGTCGTTTAAGTATGACTGGGGCCTTTCTTGAAAACAAGCAGACAGCGCCAATTGGTGCAGTATTGAATACGCAGGATTGGACCCTCGTATTTATATTAGGCCTATCTCATTTACTTGGGGTAGGCCTTTTTATGGGCATAAAGACAGAAGATGCCGATAGTTCGCCAATGGCGGAGCAACACCGTCCGTTATCAGGTTGCCGCCATGCAACTGGCGCTGATACCGTAGGTGCTTCTGTGGTTAGCAAGGCTTTCCATGCCCACCTTAAATCTACGGCTCCATCGGTATCGATGGAGTCTTTTAATACCCAGCACTCATCAGTGGCCACGATGTGCCGTAAGCGGACTGGCTTGGCTTGCAGGCTGGGCCAGTCTTTTAATTGGGGGTGGGATGAATTGGATTGAAATATCTTCGGTAGCTTATGGCGAAATATATAATAGATATATTGACAAGTTTACTGTTTTTGGCACTTTCACCAACCTTGAGAATAATTCCCGGTTTAGCGCCAGAGTGCTTACGGAATGGGGCTTTAAAGGTGCGGAAGAACCCTTGATAAAATGCGTTAAAGAGCCTCAATCACAAGCGGAGCCTGAGCCGTATTCGCTGTGGGAGGGTAAGCATTACCTAAACATTAGTGACAACCAGAAAGCAAACAGCTAAAAACCAATGAACCAAACTAAAAAAATAAAAAGATTTTCCTTGCAATATGTAAGTGATGGGGTATAATACCATAATGATTAACTGGCAAATACAATCAGACTTTAACATATCGGCTCGCGAAGGTTTTCTTGCCAGTTACCCTATTGCGAGTTCTGGTTTATCCGGCTCAGGTGCTTCATTGCACTTGGGCCTTTTGTGTAGGGGGTGGGAATGAAGAAAATATATCTAGCAACTCCTTATTCGCACGATAATCCAGAAATCAGAAAAGCGAGATTTAAAAAAATCAATAGAGTTGCCGCCGCCCTGATGCGTGAAGGCAATCTGGTGTTTTCCCCGATATCACATACACACCCTATAGCATTGGCAGGGGATTTGCCGAAGGGGTGGGAATTCTGGAAAGAGTACGACAGAACATTTATAGATTGGTGCGATGAAGTACAGGTGTTTATGCAAGAAGGATGGAAAGAATCGACTGGTGTAAGCGCTGAGATTGAAATCGCCAGAGAATTGGATAAGCCAGTTATTTTTATAGAAGACTAAATTATGAACCCCGTTAAGACATCAAAAGCTTTACTGGACACATGGCAAGCAAAATTGATTCAGGTGCATAGCACTGGCGGAACCGTGGTTTAACCGCAAACCCGTAAAGCCTCGTTAACGGGCAGAAGTTAACATATCGTGGTTCTCGTGGCGTATTAGACCCCCCGGTACGTCCTGCTACCTTTGTAGCATAGGCATATTTGACACGTTCTGACCTGCCACCACGTTAAAAAAAGGCGATTAAATAGTGAAAGAAACGTGTTGGGTTTCATACGGGCTTGGCTCCATAAAAGCTAGTCTTTAAAAATCTTCCCTCTTTATGAGGGGGGTATGCGCCAAACTTTCACCAAAAAGCTAATTACCAGAAAGGAACAAGAATATGATAATAACTGATGAAATATTGGAACAGGGCGCAAGTGACAATGGCGCATGGAGTTACAAGCAACTGAAATGTTTAGGTGTTAATGTCCAGAACAACTCAGGCTGGCGCAGAAAGCTGATAGGCACTGATATTCCAGACGAGGATGTAGAAGAATTCCTTGCATTGAAGAATCTTCACCTAGAAGAAAAGAGAACTGTCACCAATCTCATTAAGGAAAATCGCAAATTGAGGCGAAAAATTAGGCAATTAGAGAAAAAGTTGATAACCAAAACTTATTGATAAGGCGTAGAATGATCGAAAATGAAATGAGGCCAGCAGTGACACAATGGCTTAACAGGAACGATTACGACGACGCGCATGAATGTCTTTTAGGTGGTTATTGTGATGTGATTGGATGTAAATGGGATGAACGTGTTGGCAGAAAGCCACCCGATTTACTGGAAACGATTGCGATAGAGCTTAAAATGAGAGATATACAAGGTGTTATTATGCAGGCAAAAGGAAACCATTACCACGCCAATCTATCTTATTGTGTGATGCCACAGGATTTTATTCTGAAAATGCGGCCGCAATCGTTACAGAATTTTAAAGATGCGGGCGTTGGCCTCTTAACATGGCTTAATGGCTGTATCGGAATTATAATCTATTCAACCTATAACAACGTTGTCCCCCATGAAGTCTTGAGGCGGAGATTGTGGGCTTTTAAATTAAGGCATTCCAGAACAGGAGCAAAACCATGAAAGCAGAACTAAAAGAAGGCAATATAAGATTCATCCCTGAAACGATCAAAGAGGGATTCATGCTGGGCGAGGCAAAGCACAACATGATAAGGCACGGGTTAGGTTATTCCGGCGAAAAGCTTGAGTTCCTATCGATGACGCCCCTTGATGTAATATTATCTCTAGCTATGGAGGAATAATGAACGAAAAAAAACTATCAGAGATTGAGGCAAGGTGTCTGGAAATCAAAAAAGGCGGCTCATGGACAAATATGAATCCAGACGTACCGCTTGCCCTAATCGCTGAGATAAAACTACTAAACGCTTCCAAAAAAGTCTATGAGGCTGCTGCTGAGTTGCAGATCGCAGAGATAAAGAGATTGAGGCGGGAGCTTAAGAACTCGTCCAATCGGATGAAAACCGTCACCCCGTGGCTCCATGATGAAAGACAGATTGCATTGAAAAAACAAATAGCGTTCAATTCTACTCTGCTAGGAGAATAACCAATGAAACTTTCGACATCTTCTATTTGCCCGAAATGTCAGGCCGAAAATGAGGTTAAACAACCGATTTATGGAGACGAATCTAAGCTTGCTATATTCTGTACAAAGTGCTATGAGATTTATATAGTAGAGTTCGAGGAGAATAACCAATGACAAAAGCCGAGACTGAATTTGAAAAGGCCCGGAAACTGTATCCTGGCAGAGTGGCAGGGTTCGCTCCGGAGTGGAGAAATTTCAGGAAGAATTACGGCATGAAAATAGTAGAGATAATACCTCTATTGGTTCCCGCCATTGAAACGCAAATAGCTTACAGGAAAGCTTGTAAGAAAGAGAAGATGTGGCACGCAGAGTGGAAAGATTTCAAATCATGGCTACACCCCAATAATCAATACTGGACATTGGAAGTGCCGGTGATAAAATCGGCGATACGCATTGACAGGTGCCAATTCTGCCCCAAACCTGCTACATTCAGACTTGACGGGCAAGGCGCAAGATGTAGCAGTTCTGAATGTATAGCTAAATATAATTTATTATGAGGTAAGAAATGGATAATCTTGAAAAATGCCCGTTCTGCGGAGGTGAGGCGGCGCATGTTACAAATTACCGAATGCACACGGGATGTTTTGATTGCGATATATCTAATGGCTATGTTCATGCAGCAATACAATGCTTAAGCTGTGGTGGCGTTATGATGGGGACGGCAGAGCGATGGAACCGCCGCTATGTCTGTGATGCAGTAGATGAATCAGGCAAATCAGTTAAGGTATTTGCGGGGGATAGAGTAAAAGTGAACAGAGGAATTGGGGAGATATGCTACTCAGTAGCTCCGATGGCGTATTGTGTCATCTTGGAAAACGAAGGTATCCAGTGGATTTTCGAGATGGAAGATGGAGACGAGATCACTTTAATAGAAAGCAAGGGCTAAATTTAGTCCAAGGGCTAATAGATACTAAGTACATGACAAGAAAGGGCTAAGATGGGAAATGAACAATGGGAAATGGTGGCACTGGCTGGTGGCTATGCTGATATAAAGGCTATTCCGACAGGCTTAGTGGACACTATTGAAAGGCTCGACGAGCGAATTAAAGACGCTAATGGTATGAGCTTTGGAAATCGAGAAGACTATTCTTTAAGATCGTCGCAGGCAATATCTTTGGCTGTAATGCTGTGGCAGCAAGGATCGTTGAAATGAAAACGATAATAATCAAAAGAACAATACCCTATGAAAATCGAGTAAGCTATGTCATTCAGCAGAAGCATTCTCTCTTCAGGTGGTGGTGGGTAGACGCATCGATCAATAGTATATGCGGGGCAAACTGTCAGGACTCGTTTGGATCGATAGAAGAAGCTAAAAAAAACCTTTGCCGGTTTGATGGATCGCCCATGACAGAAGAAGTGATCGAATGAAACAACTACTAATCCTCCTGCTAATAGCCTCTCAGCCCACGCTCAAAGACATACAAGAGGGCTGGGTAACAAAGTACACAGGTAAGGACTTAGCTATACTAGCGGAGACGTGGGAGCCTCCTGAGCCAAATGAAACGGGATGGATTGTCGAATACGGCGAAAGAAACACTTACCGGTTTGTGCAAGGATTGGAGACTAAACCCCTCAACGGGCTAACAGTAATAAGCAGAACAGAATCAACTAACGGAGAATACAGCCAGAAAGCCGTTACTACCAGTGAATATATTGTTGGCAAGGGCTTGCAAAAACAAACTGTAGAGATAGTGTTGCAGTACACTAAAGATCAACCCCCCGATCCAAATTCACGGGAATTATTGCTAGAAACAATAAATAACCTGCCTCCCGATAAACGGGTTATGTGGATTGAACTTGTGGAAAGGTTAGAGAAATGAGTAGAGAATTTAAATTCAGGGCATGGGATATAGACGGAAAGACAATGTTTTATGATGCCCAATCAAGGCCAGGCTTTCTGTTTCGAGAGTTCCTGAATAATCCGAGGTTCATTGTCGAGCAATACACCGGCCTCAAAGATAAGAACGGAGTAGAAGTATATGAGGGGGATAAAATTAAGAACCATGATGACGGAAGAATTGGCGTGATAGTTTATTGCTCACATCGATTAAGTTACGGGTTCAAATCAGATTCAGGGATTACTTATGAATTCAGGACAGAAGGAGATTTAGAAATAATCGGCACAATTCACGACAACCCAGAACATAAAGGAGTAGAAGAATGAGTCCAGGCAAAGCAGGAAATTGTAGTGATAAATGCAGTAATTTTGATTATTGCGAAGAAGAGGGAAACACTAAGAGATTTATCGAGGGCGCTATTTGCCCTGATTTTCACGAGGAAGACGAGGATGAAGAATGAATGATGGTTATAATAGTTTAAGTATAGGGATTCTTATTGCATTGCTTGTGCTAATGGTGTTTCTTTTCATGGGCAATGGCTGTACGAAAACCGCTCTCAAGAGGATAGTAGTCAATCCCAACGGGCTTGTAAGCTATACAGCATTCACTGATTATGAATTTTTGATGAAATCCAGTATGCAGGACGCCGAGGTAGTAATCGAGGATGAGCAAGGGTATCGGCACTACGCTATCGGTTCAAGAGATCAATGGCCCGATCCTAATAGCATTAAGGTGGTGAAGGACGGGATTGTTGTAGTTCCGGCGATATAAAAATTCCACATAAGCCACTTTTTACTTGACATTTCCAAATAAACCCGTATTATGCAGGCATGAAAAAGGGATTTTTAGCAATAATGCTCTTGATTTTCAGTCAAGTTTGCTCTGCGAATTTGATATTGTACGGTACATTTCAACTCAGTGATGATTTCCCTGATTTAATTACTAATGGGGATTTTACGGATTGGACAGGTACTCCGCCTGATGATGCGCCAGATGATTGGGATTTATTCAATTGGGACGATGGTAATGTAATAACTGAGGATTCTGGTAAGTGCAGTATGGTTCGCGCAGACGCAACTCCCTCTCTCCTACAAGATTTGGACGTAAACGAGGAAGACAATGTTAATATAAAACTGAATATGACGACAGTGACAATAGGGGGGTTGAATATTGGGTCACACGGAGTTACAGCATTTACTTATACTACGGCGGGTGTGAAAAACTTCACTTATGATGTTGGTACGCCTCAAAGAATTTCTATGGCCCCAACGCCTGATCCAACGGACTTGGTAATAGATGATGTACAAGTAAGACTCGCTTCTCCGTGGGTATTTGAAGAGGGGTGGGATTTGTGGACGGACGGGGTAGCGTCTCTGCTTATAATAACCGACACCGATAACGGCCTGCTATATCAAGACTTCGGGGATGTAGAGAATAGACTTTACGCGGTAACTTTCACAATAGCAAACTGGAGCTTTGCAGCCGGAACTACGTTGAGGTGTCGGGTAGGTGGTGGAGAGGCTAGCAGGGTATCGGCTGATGGTACTTATACTTTATACCTTACGGCAGGGGACGGATCAGCAAGCAGGGGCGTGGAATGGTTTATACTCCCGACGACAGCAGGGGATTCGCTTGATTTAAGTAATGTGAATGTTGAGCAGGTAACGCCCGGTTCAAGTACGGATGAAATCATAGTATCGGGGAACATTCTTATTTGTGATCCGGAAAAAGCAGGGCCAACAGGGAGGTTTCGCAAAACTTTGAATCTTGTAAGTGGTATCAATACATGGGAATCAACGTTTCAACTCGAAGATTGCGAGGTGGAGACTGTTACATGGGTAATATGGTATGATGGAACCGATTGGGTGATTAGCGACGAAGAAAGCGTGGAGGGTGACAGTTTCTGGACGGCCACAACCGCCCAGGACAATCCATCTAATTTAACATTCAGTCCGCAAGGGAATGCTTCAGGTGATGCTATAAGTTTTAACGCCCCGGACGAAGCAGAGGGGCGCAGGGGCAGGTACGAAGGAGTTTACAGATCGAGGTTGTAATGAAAAAGATTTTAATATATGTGGTTTTGACAGTGATGGCGATAGGTGCGATGGTGCAGGATTCTCACGCACTCGGCCAAAGGGCGGCGGTTATCCGTATCAGGCAAATCGCTAAAATGCTGGATTTAACCCCACAGCAAGCCAGAAACCGCACTATGAACCAAGCGTATAATGAGTTAACAACTTATTATCCTAACTTACCTGCCGACAAACTAAAAGAAGCGGAAAAATACTGGACGGGCATACACAAGTTTATTATTGCCGATGCAGATAAAAGGGTGGAGTCGCTCAGAGTTGAGCTTATGACATTGCAGTTTGAATCTGAAATGCCGAACGGTGACTGGAGACATGAAAACTCACAGGAGTTAATCCGCAAAGTCTGGTTTATTAAGGCTGGGGGCGATCCGAATGAGATATAGCTTAATATTCCTGCTTTTGTGCTTCTCCGTACTTGCTCAATATGTAGCCCCGAATGAAGAAACTGTGATTATAGTCGGGGGTTTGGGAACTCAAGCCAGCGCAAGCGACAATAACGGAGGCGGAGCAACTAAAGCTGTTTGGGACGCTGGCACTCCGGCGGATTTCATAGGAACAAATGGCGCACCGATTTCAACATCGGCGGCAGTGACTTTCACGACTGCGACGAAGAATCTAAGCGCTGTTAATATCGGGTTAAACGTAGTCGTAGGGACTTTGTTACAGGTAACTGTAGGCGGTGATGGTTCTCATGTCACGCTTGGAATTTATGAAGTAACTACAGTCACAGACAATGATAATATAATCTGTCTGCAAATTGACGACGACGGTACAAATGACGTAAATTTAACGGTTAATGTCGGCGGGGCCTTAGATACTCTGCAAGAGGCATGGGATAATCCAGTCAATGACGGGACAGCTTTCAAAAGAAACATATACAACAATGTGGCGAGTGTTGATATTGGGGCAGTGCCGATTGACAATGACACGAATAGCGGCTCTGTAACGACAGTAATTTATACTACAGGCTATAATGCTACACTGACGGCAGAGGCCACGGTGATCATTACTACAACGGGAAATATCGCAACTGGCTTAGTCGATTTTTCTAACGGTGTTGTCCATCACAACATAAGTAATATAGATTTTAACGGTGGCGGTGTCGGTTTGGCGGAGCATTGTATTTACAATAATACAGACACCGAGGGGGAAATAGTTTTCAAGAATTGCCTCATTCATAACGCTGATAATAGCGGCGCTTTAATTGGCGGCACAACTGACGCGGATCAATGGCTTTTTGTTAGTTGCGAGATATACGACAATGGCCAAGGCCCTGTGGGTTCTGGCATAGCAGGAAGAATTGCAGCGAGAGGCAGGCTATCTGCTTTTGGTTGTAAGGTTTATGATAATGCCGATTTTGGGTTATCAGCAGGGCAGCCGATGGAAGTTGTTGGATGTCAAATTTATGGCAACGGAGATAGTGGTTGCTTCATATCAGATGATACAGTCCGACACTTAATAACAAATAATACCATTTACGGTAATGGTGGCGATGGTATAGAGCTTACTGCGGGGGCTGGTGGCGATTTTAGCGTTAAAATATATAATAATACCAGTGTGGCAAATGTCGGCTTTGGCTATAATCTGGCCGGGCTTGTACCGGGCGCTATAAATGTCTTTTCTAACAATCACAGTTTTAACAACGATTCAGGCGGAACACCCAACAGTGCAACAAGTCATTGCTCTGAAACATCTACACTTGCGTTGTTCCAGGTGTTTGGGCAGGGAGATAATTTCTCAGGCGATCCGTTGTTTACAAATCCGGGAGCCGACAATTTCATACCAACAAGCAGCAGTCCGCTCATCGATGCCGGTGTTGGCGGTACAGGTGATACGATAGGTGCGTTATGTGCAACAGCAGGTGGCGCTGGCGGTGAACCACGATCAGGAATAGGCATGGGAATAGGTGGTTAAAATGAAAAAATATATCTTATTAATATTGTTAATGTGTGTTTCACAGGCTTTCGGGCTTGAACTTGTAAGACAGAGGAATGCCGCTACAGTGATAACATTTCCATTGCTGGATTCAAATGGTGATCATCTTTCAAGTGTCGCGGCTTTGGACAGTGAGATTGACGAATGGAGCGACTCAGCGGATAATCCGGACGGCTTTGCCGATTGTACAAATGAGGCTACTGAAATAGGTTCGACAGGGATTTATTACCTTGTACTTACGGCAGGAGAAGTCAATCATCAATACGTGATCGTCAGGATAAATGGTACAAATGCAAAAACCCAAACAATGGAGATACGCACCACAATAAGCCATCCGGAGAATACTGCTACAACAGACGACGGTGGGGCTATAAATGTTACGGGTGGCGATATTGACGGAGTGGTTCTAGTCGCTACAACCACGACAAATACGGATATGGTGGGTACTGACGGAGCGAATACCACCGTCCCGGACGCGTCGGGAACGGCGGCAAGTCTACATTCCACAACCGATACGTTAATAACGAACAGAACTTTACTGGCAGCGGATTATTTCTTATTTGGCTCTGATACGGTAGGAACTGTTCAAGTGGTAAATGCTTTAGGTGCAGGTTCAATTGTAACAGCAAGCTTCGATGGGGCAGCTATAACCGATGCAGTGGTTGCGGACGATGTTAAAGTGGACGTAGTAACAGCCGAAAGCACCGATTATACGGATTATATAGAAACGAGAACGCTTGCGGCAGCAGCTTATTTCCTTTTTGGCGCCGATGAAGTTGCAAGCGTAGCGACTGTATCCGGTAACGTAACAGGCTCAGTCGGTGAGGTTTTAACCATGAACTCTGCCGCTGTA